AGAAACATTGCAAGGAGCTAGAGTACAAACACCAGCAGTGGACACTGTGCTTGATATTAACACAACATTTGATCCAATAACATTAGATGACAGATTAACAACGGTATCTCCTGATACTCTAGCTGGGATTGGTCGTGAGCAAAGAATTGATGATGCAAACACATTCAGACAGACTGTTCCTGATGCAGCAAGAATATTTGGTGGTAGACAAATACAAAATACACCCGTTGGACTTGATTCAATTGTAGGCAGTGATGTTGAGCCATCATTAGACATTGCAGACATTGAGGGTAATATAAATCAGCAAAGGGTTGCAGACATTTTAAACAATCCTAAATTAGATGAAACATTTAAAGTTGGTGATGCAGTATTTCCAAATCTAATTGCAACATTAGCTAACAAAGCTGGATCATTTTTTGATAGAAGATTGTTTGATGCGATTGTAAGCAAAGGATTAGATGCAGTTGTTGATCCTGACACTGGCAGAATTATAGGTGCTAAGAATGAGTTAGGTCAATTAATTGAGGGTCGTGACTTAGAGCAATTTGGAACAGGTGACGATGATAATCAAGATCCAATAACAAAGTTTCTAAAGAAAACAACAGAAGAAAAAGAAGAGAAAAAAGAAGACGAAAAACCACCTAACGTAATAGGTAAAACAACTCCGACAGAACCTACGCCCCGTCCACCAACAGTTGTGAAATCTAAGTTTCCTGCATCAACTGCAAGCTTTACACCTGTGGGTTTTGATTCTGGAAGTTTAAATGATTTAATAGCTAGAATTACAGGAGTTCCAGCACCCAGAACACTACAAGAGGGTGGTGTTGTAAATGCTGTGGATAATTTTTTAACTAAGGTAGCATGACCAATTTACAATATGCTGAGTTTTTAAGTGACGAAGAGTTACAAAAAGTAGCTCCTTTGCTTAAACGACTCAAGAAACTTGAGGACAGATCTGAGTCTCAAGATGATTTTTTACGTTTTGTTAAAAAGATATGGTCTGGTTTTATAGAGGGCAAACATCACAAGATTTATGGTGAGAAGTTGCAAGCAGTTGCAGATGGTAAGATTAAACGTCTGATTGTCAATATGCCACCAAGACATACTAAATCTGAGTTTGCAAGTTACTTATTTCCTGCTTGGCTCATGGGTAAACGACCTGATTTAAAGATAATACAAGCAACACACACAGCAGAGCTTGCAGTAGGCTTTGGTCGTAAAGTAAAGAACCTCATTGATAGTGAGGATTTCCGAGATATATTCCCTGATGTAAAACTAGCAACAGATGCAAAGGCTGCAGGCAGATGGTCTACGAACAAAAGTGGTGAATATTATGCTGTGGGTGTTGGAGGTGCATTAGCAGGAAGAGGTGCAGATTTACTTATCATTGATGATCCAGTATCTGAACAAGATGCTTTAAGTCCAACTGCTTTAGACAGTATTTACGATTGGTACACATCAGGTCCAAGACAGAGACTACAACCAGGTGGATCTATTATTATTGTGATGACACGTTGGGGTATTAAAGATTTGACTGCAAGAGTGTTGCAAAAACAGACAGAGGGTGGTG